CCTGAATCATATCCACCACGAGCAGAAGCCGCTCTGTCAATTCCTTTGCTACCTTCATCAAGCCTAAATTGGTAGCCAGGGTCTTTGACAAAATCCTCATTAGTGAATTGATGTGTGAGTGAACCATCGCCTTGAGAATTGGGATTCTGTGCTACATAGTCAGCTTTGCCAGCTTCCCACTTAGCCAAAGCATCTTTATATCGTTGCTCTTTAATAACATTTTGACCAGCAATGTTTGAGTTACGGTTATAGCCACGACCAGCCCATTGGAAATGCTCATTGTCTACTTGGTCGCTGATTTGCTGATATGTTGGTCTAGCTGCATATCCTTTAGGGTCGGCAATACCAAGGGCTTCTGCAAGCGCTTGATTGGCTTGCTGCCCAGTATTCATGTAAGGCGATAGATATGCCTGTGCTTGCCTTTGCGCGTCTTGTTGCTGTCTTATTTGAGCCGCTTGTGCGTCTTTAGCTTCTAACTTACCACCTCCGCCGCCCATTAGCCCTGATACTACAGAACCCGCAACACTTGCCCCTATACTAGCCCATGGCATATTATTTCCTTTCAATCAAGGTTTCATCAACCTTATTAATATCTGTTTCTTCCGTTGCATGAATGCAAAACCAAGTAGCATCTTTTAAAGCGGTAATCTCATGATTGATATGCGCTTCAATATTGATGCAAGTCGGTGCTGTATAAATGGTTTCTAAGCCGTTCACACTGACAATTACTTTCCCCTTAGCTAAGATGCTCAAGTGCGAATATTTATGGCTGTGTGATAGCGCTGCGTAGCCTTTTGGCAAGAACATTTCTTTTGCATAAAGACCATCACTAAAGTGGTGTGATATTCCGTCAATCATTAAACAATCGCTCCTGTAGAATCTATCCAAGTACTGCCATCTTTTGATATCCAAATTGGCTTACCTCTTGCACCTAATGAGGTATCAAAATAAAACCTGCCAGCGAATAAGTCAGAAGTTGGGCGCTGTGCTGTCGTTCCTGACGTTTGCGTGTACTTGATTCCAAAATAAACAGTCGATATAAATTGAATCCAGTTAGCATCTATCTGTTCGCTTTCTGTCACGCCAAGCTTCATAAAAATATTGCGTAAGTTGGTAATGATTGGTGATTTAACTGGTGGTGGTGAGATCATGATTTATTCACCCTTACATCTAGACTTGAGCCGAATATCACGCGCTTTACAGGGTCAGTGATGCGGAACTTAAATGTCCAGTCTCTTGCCTGTCCAAGTCTGCGCCAGATAGCACGAGATTTATATTGACCGACCGCTCCTATACTTACCCATTGCTCTGTGCCATAGGTATGCCCGCCATCTTTTGATATAGACAGCATGATTTGTGGATTGGAGCCTTGACCATTTTGCAGACCAACACCTGTTTCCATATCAAGTTGTAGCATGTCAATGATTATGCGTTTATCATCGTTAGAAATGTGCTTTGTGATAACTTCAAAGGCTATCTCTTGCCCGTTATCTGTATTACTTAATGGATTAAGTCGGTATAGGTTTCCATTGGCATAATCAGTCACCATGATTTTGTCTAGGTAATTGACACCAATCTCAGCTAGGTGTCTTTCTATTCCGTAGCTTTGTAATTTAGACCAGCAGTTAGTTAAGCCATCGTATAACCAACTTGATTGACCTGTAGGAAAGTTAATCTGCAACATCGGGTGACCACTCAACATATAAGAAATGCATGTTGCATCTGATATTGATGGGTAATTATTGATGATGTACTCTAGCTCTGGAGTTGATATGCGTTGCGGTAGATAGCCGTTAAACTTAGCAACAATGACTTGCCCCATTCTATTCTTGGCTAAGAATGCAAGCGTATTGTCATACTTAACAATGCTATTAACAGCAGCACATCCCCATTCTGTTGAGCCGCCAGATATTTTGGCAAAGGGGAAGTCTTGAGCGCCACTGTTAGTCCAAAACTCTGTTGATACTGAGCCGAACAGATAAAGCGTTGAGTTGTCAGACCAGATTGAGATTATGTTGTCAGGGTTTGATTCTGCACTTGCAAAGTCCAAAGCATCCCATGTGAACCCATCATTAATAGCTGAAACATAGAAACGCTGTGTATTAGGCTTGCTGATAATAAAATATCCGTCTTGCCATGTGACAGAGCCAGCATTTGGATAATCAGGGTCAGTAATCTGCGTGAATGCTAATGTGTTGAAATTGTAGATATACCCTGCTACGCCATCAGTAAGCATTAACTGAGTGCCGTTATCCCACATGTAAACCTTGCCGATTGTTGTGCCGATTGTGCCTCTTGCAGTCTTTACGCCAGCATTATTCACTTCATAAAACGTGCCACGATGAACAAGATATAAGAAGTCTGTACGCTGATAAATGCCACGGATAGGCGTATCACCAAAGCTTGTAAATAGGTCTAGTCCGGGGGTTCCATAAATAGCGACTTTCGACCTATCATCACCGGGCTGAACTTCAAGGTAACAGTTCAATCTCTCTTGCGATGTGACGTTGTGGCTCTTCCCGAATTGACCTATGCCAAATAAATTCATGCTAGGCATTAATAACTCCAAGCTCCGTAACCGTAAGGCACTCGACCACTAATCTGTCCTACTTCATTTTTCATGACTAGGTTAGGCATATTTCTCTCACGTACCATAGCAAGCGATGTGACTGCTATCTCTGCCGCTTCTGGTGTCAGTGATGTACCATATTCAGGGCAGATAAACTTAGCTAGGTTGTACTGAATTGCAAGCTCATAACCGGGAGGGAATGTTAGATTGTCAGATAGATTGGCGAACTGTGTTAACTGAACCCACGTATCAAAAAACAATGTCATGTTGGCTTGTGGTACGCCATATAGATAAATCGTTGCTAGAGGAAATGAATCTTCAAAGTAGAAGTATTGTGGAAAGCCTTGATTACTCTTAAATGGGATTGAATCGTAATCTTGGTTATTAATCTTTTGTAGCGGGTAATCTACGCTGTTAAGACGAATAAACGCATAATCAATAGTCACAGGTCTAGGCACATTAATAACGCCACCAGTGCCGATTGTGTAAGAATTAACGCCATTGGTTAATGGTGAGCTATTGCGTACAGTTGTATAAGCAAAGGTTCTATCGTTAGCCCATAGCGCAAGCATGTTATTCAATGATGCAAACCCATCATCGGCTTCACTAGAGCTAGGCGTTTCGTTCTGCCCTAATACGCCAGCTATTTTCATAGCCTTTTTAACAATGTCTAAACCAGTTGCCATTTTGTACCCCTAATAAGCTTTATTACACCCACTCTTTCAAATGGGCGCTAAAAACCAACTATTGCGCTGGTGTGTAACCAATTGCTGGCAATACTGCCCAGTCAATCAGAGTGGTTGCGGTAGCATTGGCTGTACCGTAGATGGTGAATGAACCTGCTGCCGTAACAACACGCTCAACACGAAGCAACGTACCGTCAGCCGTAGCCTGAGCAACAACCGCCCACACTTTTGTATTAGCTGTAACAAGAGGATTTGTGATAACAACGCTAGATGCACCAGCAGCAATTGCAGCAACGCCAGAGTATGCATATGACGTATATGCGCCTGTAGTTGTGTTAGCAATTACCGCAGCAGTAGCGATGTTTTGAGCGATAAGAGCCGTTTCAAGCTCATTGGTTAACTCAACGATTTGACCAGCAGGAAAGCCTTGATAAGCTCTAAGTAATGTAATAGCCATGATGATTTTCCTTAAACAGTTAAGTAACGAGTTGACAACTCTGGGTAAGTCGCAGCCCAGCCGAACAACACATCAATCCGCATTAAGCTGTTGTCATTGATGAAGTCGTAACCATCAGTCACCTTCACTGTGAAGCCGTTGCGTGATTCTTGATGTGCGCGAGCGCCAGTGCCAGCAGGAGGTAATTCCATCGGAACCATAGCCAATGTGAACGCATCTTTATGGAATGCGATGTTTGATTGGTATGATGTATTTACCGCGCCTTTGATGATGTAAGGCGTTGCTGTTGTTGGTGATGCTGTTACGTTTTGGAAGGCACCAGTTGTGACAATCGCAGGACTGATATTGATAGTAGTAGCACCTACCAAAGCGTCAGCAGTCACGATAAAGTCAGCTAGAACACCTGTTGATTGACGTGTTTGTGGGTTAACTGCAAATACGCCCGGCAATGTGATAGATGTACCGCGAACCAAAGTACCACCAGCCACAGCAACTACAGTGATAGCTGAACCAACTTGGTTTGCACCATTGATGTTAGTCGCAGTTGCAGCGCCTAAGGTCAATGTAGATACGTTCTGATCCATGCCAACAACGAAGCCTAATGAATCGACCATCATGCCGTTACCGTACTGTTTATTAATCTTTTCTGCTGAGTTGAAAAGACCAGATAAACCAGCCACAGAAGCACCGTTAAGACCGGGACCCATAATGAATGCTTTCTCACCACGGTTAGTTGGTGCAGCCATTTCATTTAAGCGGCGCATTGCATCTGTGTAAACTTGCACAGCTTGCAATTGAGTTGTAGGTAAAGCACCTGTTGGGTTCAATGTATTAAATGAGTTGAACTTAGCCATTTCTAAACCTTGGCGGTCAATTTCATTCACTACAGAAGCGATAGCAGCTTGAATCTTCATGTCTAATGAATCTTCAGTGATGCCGACTGTGCGCTCAAAGCTGGTGAAGTTTAAGTCACAACCACCTTGAGAAAGTGTTAATGGAACTGTGGTATCTGTTGATGCTTGTGGCACTGATACGCGACCAGCACGGTAAGTGTAGCGAGATGGGCGTTTGATGTTGATAGTTGCTCCAGGAGCATAACCACGTGACATATTGCCTGTGTATTCGTCTTCCCATGTGCGGTTAACATTAGAGGCAAATGAGAGACTATTTTCTAAAATAGCAAGTGTCTTTTTAGCGACAATGCTGGACGTTGCGAGTACGTTTGACATATTGATTCCTTATCGGTTGATGTATCTCGCACCGCGCTTACGGTCATGCTCTATCATTTCTTCATAGGTCATTTCCTCAAGCTTCTTGGTGATGTTCTTACCACCTTCTATGGGCTTGATTGGCGTTGGTGCGTTGGAGGTTTTTACTGGGGCTTTAGCTGAGAGTTTGTCCTCTAGCTTGCCTATTTCTTTGGCTTGAGCGTAAGCTGGCAAGGCTGCAATGCGTTTGGCTTCATCCTGATTCTTAGCAAGGTGATAAACGATGTCAGAAGAGATATCACTCTCAAGAATTGACAGATAGGCAGCTTGTGAATAAACAGTTTTATCGGACTTAACAACATCCTCAAAATCTTCGTATTTACGCTCACCGTTCTCTAATAACTCTTGTTGCTTTTCTGCTCGTCTTTCTTGCTCAGATTGCTGTGATTTACGCTCAGTCTCTTGAACTTCACTGTCTTTCAAACCTTTAATCTTTTGGTCTGTTTTCCAGTCGGTTAAGTCTTCGATAAACTCAGAATAATCCGCATAATCTTCTATCTTTGGCTTGTCTGCTGCCGGTGTAGGTTTAGCTGCTACTTCTTGCAATACCTTGGCGCGTGTTTCAGTTTCAATGCGCTGCTTTTCTAACTTTCTCTCAAGCTTTACTAATCTTTTTTGAACAATCTCATCAAGCTCTGCTTGCGTGAATGTCTTATCAGCCGTTTGGTCAGCGGGCTTCGCTGTGTCCTCTGCATTTTCAAGTACAGGTGCTTGTTCGGCGGTTTCAATCACTTCGCCTTGTGATGTTTCAATTACGGGCAATTCTTCTGACATTTTTCATCCTTAGAAATGAAAAAAGCCCAAATTAATGGGCTTTGGCTCGGTAAAAGTCTGCCGATAGACGTAAAAAAGCCGCAGTTAAGGGGCTGTTTGGTTAAGTTAATTTATATAATTCAGGAGTCCATAAATCAAAAGTGCAAACTCCAGTTAAAGCAGGTAGAGTAATATCAACTGAGAAAGTAATGGCTGTAACTGTAATGGCTGGTATTGTTAATACTGTTGATTTTCTCTTGCCACCATGACCAAATATCATCCAAGCAAGTGAAGTATTATCCTCTTGTGTAGATTTACCACCCATAAATCCAGAATAGTTAGTGCTTGCATTTACTTGCCAATATCCCCCAAGATTACATCCTTGTATTCCACCGATACCGAACATTTGATAATCAAACTGTGCTTGAAGTGTGTCGCCACCAGATGAATTTAATAAAGCTAGCATAGCCGTTCTTGCTGTTGAGTTAGGTCTAATTGATATGGTGCAGTCAGCAGCATTTGCCGTGTTATCCATGGCTAAACGTACACGACCGCCATCAATTTGAGTGATTGTCACAGTAGTACCTATCACCCCAGCAGTGGCTATGATTTCCCAATTCAAAGGAAGATTAGTTGGGTTAGTCACTGTGAATGTGCCAGTGCCTTTAGCCCCACCTGTGCCAGTAAAGGCTGGGAGAATGTTTGAGCCTTTTGTTTTATAGCGAGTGATATTTACTTTGTCGGCTGTTTGCAATGCTCCTGCATAGCCCATCTTATTAGCACCGCGAGTTGTTTCATGGACACCATCATCCTCTTGAATCATTCCAGTAACAGCATCTAGGGTTGCGCTTGTAGTATCAAGAATCGGATTGTAAGCATCAACATAAATAGCATTACGATACTTAGCGCAAAGGGCTTTAAGTCCTGCATTGATGGCTGGGAACTGATACCACTGATTTAAATATGTAGTTGATACGGATGAAACTAGAGGAGTACCAGACCAAACATAAACAACTTTCTTAACTGCAACTGCTTCAATCAGTCTAGCTTCGTATAAGTCCAAGAATGTCTGAGGAGTCATATCTGCCGTGCCAGCAGGATTTAAGTCATTATGCATGAATATCATGTGACCAATTTCAGCACCATCAGCCAAGAATGAAGCCCAGCGACCACTACCTAGTGATGAAGCTAATGTTTCACCGCCCTGCGCCCACATGGCAATGAAGTCAAACCCAACTCCCTGACTAGCTAATAAGTCATTCATCCACATAATAGGATTCATTGAGCGCACACCTGTAATACCAACTGAGCCAGTGGTGAACCCATAAGCGAATCTACTATCACCTACAACTGAGGTTGAGCTTTTTGCGGATATTGAACCACCACCCAAGCTAATAGGCAATCCAGTAGTAGGACTAACTAGAGCTGTCTGTACTTGATTAAGCTGCGCTAATGTCTGCCCCAATGGGGTGAAGTCATCATCAAACACTGTAATGTCTGCAACAGTCGCATAGCCTGATTGATATAGGCTTTTAACAAGGTTGAAATCAAGCGAATAAGTATTGCCAACAACTAAGGCAATCCCATAAGCATCAGAGCGACCTGCTTTGATAATCGTGCAGGTTAAAGGTTGTCCAGTTGGCATTATTCATTTCCTTCAGGCAAAGAAAAACCGCCCGTAGGCGGCTGTGTTTGTTCTTGTGATTCCGTGGGAGGCATCATATCAATCATCCTCGCCACAGCATCCTCAATCATTTGTATTCTTGATGGGTCTAAAGCTTCTTGTTGAGCTGCATCTAATTCAACTTTTATCCTGTCTGTCTCGGCTTTGTACCAGTCTATTTCAAGCTTCTTGTTGTCGTAATCAAGCTTACCTTCTACGCTGTCAGCTTTATTCTTAAGCTCTTTGGCTTCCTGTTCAGCTTCTTGCATCGCTTGGTGAGCTGCATCTAACTGTTGAGATAGTTGGTCTACTGCTTGTTTAGCTTGTTGTTTGACTTGCTGTACTTCTGGACTTTCGCCATCCTCACCATCTTGCAGTTGTGGAGGCATCATTTTTTTCATGCGCTCGCTGATTTCTTCTGCATAAGGCATATCCATTGACTTGAATAGTAAGTCACCAATCACTGGCATTAAGTCAGGGCTAGATTGCACAAGTTGAGTTAAGAAGTCAGCACCTTCCATGCGTTTAGTCGCATAGTTAGATCCTGTTGTAATCGTTACATCGTATTTACCAACGCCAAGATTATAGATTTTGCTAATAGCGCCATTCATGTCTTTTTGCTTGACTACCGCTTCTTTTTGCTCCGGATCAATCTTGGCATAACTTGCTGTGCCATCTTCACCGAGTATGCGAATGACTTGTGGCGTGTCGTATATCACTGGAATCATACCCATGATTATGCGGCCAGCATGACGGATAGACTTAGACTGATTATCAGGGAACTGGAATGTTGCCATGTCGCCTTGTTTCTGTTGTGCATTCATCGCACGACCAGACTTGGCGTTACCATCTTGACCGATAGAGGCTTGATACATACCCAAAGCTGATTGGATATCATGCTCTGATGTTTCCATGTCTTGAATCAAGCCAGTAGGAACACCTGAATAACCTTGTCTTTGTGGTGGTGGTGCTAATGTACCGTTTATATTGACTGGCTTGTATTTAAGCACGGCACGATTAACACGGTTAGAACTTGCCCATTCACCTTCAAAGCCTTCAATCTGACCAGCCGCAGCAACCCAAGGGGCTTTAGATGCAAGTGCTAATGTTTCCACTACAGTAGAGCGTTGGTAGTTATACATGCGCTGTGCATCTTTAACGCCACGCACAATGCCACGTAGATATAACTTACCATCAATGTCTGTCTCAATGCCAATCACGCGAATGACAGGTATGAACATACCAGCAACAACAGTTTCCTCTATTGTTTCTGATCCTGTTACTTTGCACCATTTAACAATAGTCTTGTAGCCATCACGTGTCTTTAGGATAGCTGGTGCTGGTTCAGGCATAGCGATAGCTTCTTGCGCTGGCTCCATGTCAGTCTCTTGCACTTCTTCACTTGGTGCAGACTGATACTTTTCTTCGTACTCGTCTTTAAATATTGAGTTGCCATCTTCTAACAGGTATAGCTTGGTCTTTTCTTTCTCAATATAGAAGTATTCAGCAATGCGGACATTATCTATGTCATACCAATCACTGTCACCAGTTGAAGCGTTCCACTCTGATAGCTCAATGTCAGGATATTGTTCTTCAAACTCTTTGCGCGGAATCATTGTGGTGATTAAGCATTCTGTTTGGTCTGAACCGTCAGGCTCTTTGGCATTAGGATCAAAGAACACAGTGAAGCGATTGCGAATACGTGCTATGCGTATTTCTTGTTGGAAGCTGTCACCCACATATTCAGTGATGATGCGGAAGTAACCCGTGCCACTTGTAACAGCACCTTCACCAGCCCAATCATAGGCAATGTCAGCCTTACTAGCATCTTCAATGTGACGAATGATGCCTTGATAAACCTCTGCCACTTCAACGTCACCAGCATCATCAACAGGTCGAGCTTTAATGCCTGGTCGAGCTTGACGCATCTGATTAACAATTTGATTCTTGTATTGATTGACCTTATCAACCACTAAACATGGTCGTGCGCCTTGCGGGTCGCTTTCACGGATAGCTTTAAGCTGTTCAGGCCATTGCTCTAACAAGCCAACAAAGCGAATGTCGTCTAACTCTTCTTTGCGTTGATCTGCTTCATAAGCTTTAGCACGCGCATAGAATGCTTTGGCACGCTCAACAACAGTCATTTCAACTTTGGTTGATGTGTTGCTCACTGATTTACTTTTAGCCATTAGAAGCCCCAGCCCATTTCACCCACATACGAAGGCACATGCTGATGCGATTCTTCTTTACGCATGATAATCTCTGCAAAAGTCAGACAGAGTGCATCTGCAACATCTGGGCTGCTAAGTCCGCGTGCTTTCATATCTTCCTTTTTCTCTATCTGAATTTGTTGTTTAGGACTAAAGCCATATTCAACGGCTTGAAGTTCTTCGAGTAGTTCGTTATCGGATGGCAGTTCAGCACCAGCTTTGAGGTAATCTCTAACTAATCCCCACATTTCTGCACGCTTGTTAAAGTATTTAGCTGAATCGCTAGCGGTTGAACCTGCAACCACATCAATGATGTTGGCTGATGGTCTGAGTTGCTTAACTCTATCAATCACACCCCCACCTACGCCAACGCCATCGATGAAGATGGCGTCTGGTCTATATTCGTCTATCATTTCCACTACTCGCGAGGCTAAGGACATTGTGTCTAAGCCTCGATACTTCACTGGCTCAAACACCTTTCGCCCTTGTCGCTTAATAATGACTGATTGGTCATCTCCAAACCTAGCCACATCAACGCCAATAACGCGCTCTAAGCCTTCATAACCTTGAGCCACATATCTGCGACATGCTTCTACAATGTCAGCACCGATAAACTGATTAGAACCAGCCCTAGGAAACACACCGCGAACACGTACGCGCACAAAGTCGCTGTCTTCACCATAGTCATCAACCCATTGCTGTATTTGCGATAGTGAGGCTTGCTTTGCTTCTCTTGAATCAATCTGTCTTGTTATCCAGCGATGCTTAAACTTACCGAAGCATTCACGGAATCGACCAGTATTCTTTGTAGGATTTCCGAAAGCTACCCACATCGCACCTGCTGTGGTCATTGCGCCTTCTGTCACTTCCCATATTTGGTCATGAATACCTGATGCTTCATCGTAGATCACTAACACATGCTTTTCATGCGTACCAGCAAAAGCTTCACTGTTATTAATTGACCAAGGGATTGCAGAGGCAAACCATGTATCAGGATATTCTTTATGGTAGAACTTAGTCGCAGTCCACTCGAACCAATGCTTATTGATTGCTAAACGATGCCACTTTGCTAACTCTCGCCATGTCTTTGCGCTTAGCTGATTAGCTGTGTTAGATGTAACAACAATCTGTGGGAATTCTCTAGTTGAGATGAACCACAATATAATCCAGCTTACAAATGCAGTCTTTCCAATACCATGACCAGAAGCTACTGCGATTCTGATTGCCTCGCCAAGTGTTGCACCATCTTTAACAGCTTGCCCGATAGTTTCTAATGTTTCTATCTGCCACTTGTCAGGATATGAATCTTTAAGTGAACCTTCGCCCCATGGGAATATGTATTTAACGAAGCCTAGCGGATTATCATAAAAGACTGCAATGTCTTCTATTAAACTAACTTCCAGCGCGTTCACGGGCTTTAGTCAATATCTCATGGAAGCCTACATTAAGCTCGCCACTAATTTCTGTTTGTATTCTGTCGCCGTATTTTTTAGGCTTCAATTTACTTGCTACCCATTTGCGAGACTCAACGCGCAATCTGTTTCTTGCTACGGCTACGTTATCAAATGTAACCTCTGTGAAGCCATCCTGTTCTCTCACGGTAGTCTGTGATTCATCAGCAATACCAATGATTTCATCGGCTAATGTTTCTGCTTGTTCTTCGCGTGCGCGTGCGTATTGGTCAGAGAATATCTTCTGCTCACCTAGCCATTTGAACACGGTTGCTCTTGAAGGCATGTCCTTGCTTAAACATATCTCACGCAAGCTCTTACCATCTGCAATAAGTTCACAGATAGCATCTGCTGTTGATTGTTTATATGTTGTTACGCCTGACATTTATTTATCCTTAGATAACACTGTTTAAAGTAACAGTTAACTCATTTAAATCGGTTGATTCGTATATTCTAGGGTTTGTTCCATACTCACATAATGAATATGTTTTACTTTTAACATCAACGTAAAGACCAAAGCCTAAACTGTTGGCTAGTCTCTCGAGCTTGAATGATTCTTCATTGACCATGTTCATTGATATATGCTTTGAATTATTCTGCTTGCTGGCTTTTGTTTGAGTGATTCAAATAATGCTGGTGGAACTGGTATGCGTAACATCAACTTTGGCTCTTCTTGTATCTCTACAAAGCCAAATTGACGATATAACCTATCAAGCGCATTTTCATCAATTGATTCTTCGTATGATCTACACTCAAGGATTAAACTTATCTGTGCTTCGTCAGCTTCTTTGCCTAATTGTTTAAGCAATGCTTTAGCTAGACCTTGTTTGCGGTGTTCTTCTGGTACGTGTAAGTGAGTAACCCACTTTAAGCTAGAGTTGCGACCAAAGCCTTTTTCATTGAATGGCTCTAAGTTGCAGCTGGCTTTACCTACTGTGAATTTATCTATCATTGAATCCCATCTCTTCATCTTTCAATAGATGGTTTAAGTGGTCTTGTTTAGGTTGTTCTTTGCGGAATATAGCATCGTAATTATCAGCATACTTAGCGCTAGGCTTAGTCTGTATTAAGTCGCCAGTATGTTCGTTATGTGCTGCCATCTTTTGCCCTTGTGTCTATTCCATAGCTATCAAGTATTTTGTAGCATGGTGCAAGTTCATGGGTTCTTTCTGTGTAGCCATTAGATTCTTCAGCCCATGCTTGAGCTTCATTAACAGCAAGTAATAAAGCATCTAAAAATTCTTGTTCAGTGAATTTCATGTGTATTCCTATAAGTAAGTGGCTTTCACTACTACCGCGCCACAGACGATGCAGAGTTGTACGTTCTCTCTAAGGTAGCTATCTGCTTTTTATATCGCGTACGATGCAGAATTAGGATTTGCACAGTCAGGCGTTATATCCTGATTTCTGTTTTGGCTTGGTATGCGCTAATTACGCTGTGCAAAATAGTAAATTGGCTCGAGGAATGTTTTAAGTGCAGACCCTCGAACTGCACTCTTGCAAAATTGTATATACGGACACCGCCTATTCACCAACTAAGGTGCGAAATGGCTAACCATTACTCTCTCGCTACAGACTCGTAGCACTAAGCAGCGTGCGTATAGGCAATAAAAAAGCCCCACGCACTTAAGAATGAGGCTGTATAAAATATATTAAGGCGTGACCCACTGGTGTCCAGTTATTCCCCAACATGGGACACTCCGCGCTACTTTTCAGTTTCGAGGCGTTACTCTCTCATCAGACGCTTTGATTGTTGGGCAAGATGTGTGCTGCATATGGGTCACTTGCACACCCACGCCTTAATGTATCTTAATAAAAAAGCCCACATGGTTAGATGTGAGCTTCAATTCTTTTACCGTAGACAACGCTACCAAACGGTAGCTGTCATCTCACATTGAAGTGGTATTAAGTTGTAAACATATTTATACGCCTATATTTTGTGTGTGTCAATGGGTAAAATAACAATATTTAGTGATTTAGTTGTGAGTTCTATTCCATAAAGTATTTCTAGTAAAAAAGTATTTAATACGTCTAGTTTTATTGCGTTTATTACTTAATGAAATATTTAATGTTTTTGTTCTTATCCACGGCATACATCCGCATAGATAAGCTCTATTTGAATCATCAAAGTGTGCCATGTGATAATTCTTATGCTCATGATTCAAGCAAAATTTTTTGCCAATAATTTCTGTCGCATGATTGCTCATATTATCCTCTAAGCCTGTTGTCCATCATCCTAATACTCAACGCCAATTCCAATTCAAAATGATCTGCCCTCATTCTGTTAATCTTACGGCAGAATATTTGCAATGGTATGTATGGCGTGAAGTAGTTATATTTCAGTATCGCTTTGTTATGCGCTGGCAATCCTAACCAGGCTGATTCAACCTTGTGAGCATCTAGTAAGTTGACTACGGCATGTACTTCTTTTTCATCCCAATGCTGTGGTGATTTGTAGCGACCTTCTAGGCTCATAGTGACACGTTTGCTCTTATGGTCACGATAGGCACGTTGCCAGTTTAATAGACGGTCTTTTGTTGCTTCTAGTGTGTCAAATTCCATCTACTCTTGCTCCTTATAAAGTTTACACTTAACTCCAAATTTCCGACCCTTCGCACACGCATCGTAACTTTTCCCTAGCATTACAAATGGCTTATTGTGTACACAGCCTTTACAGCTACGTTCTTGCTTTTCCATGAGCCATTTCTCAGGGTCTTTGTAGGCTGATTTCTCTAACGCCATCATTTACCCTTAAACACTAACTTACGCATATCTTCCAAGTGTCTCTCTGTAGCTGCCAAACTTCCTGCGCTGCCACTACCTTCTGATGGTCTTAATCCACACTGCCAAAGCTCATCCATTAACGCTTGCGCTTCATCATTCTTTAACCTTAATTGAGGCTCATACCATTCACCTGTAGGAGCGCTCTCAAACTCAATTGGCTTTGCAATGGAATTTATATTCCCAAACTTACTAATTATTAAAATATCAATAGAATTGGAAAATATGTTTCTTTGCGCCCTAAGATCAAGTTTCATCTACCGCTCCTTATCCGATTAACTAAATTAACCACATCATCAACATTGCAAACAATCTCTATCCAGCCACTCCATTCATCGTGGAACTTCACTTCATCAGGTGTTAGCTTTCTTGCGCTAGGGGGCTTTGAACCGTCTTTAATTTCTACTGCGACACATTGCTTATTCATTGCAATAAAACAGTCTGGTGCGCCATTACCTAGCTGTGCTGTGTCCAATACGCAAGCACCCATATCGCGGAATGCTTTAACTATCTCAACATGGTTACTGTCTTTTCTTGCGCGTACTCTCATTTAAAACATCGCCATCGAACCAGCACCAATAGTCGGCTTAGCTGGCGCACGTCTATGGCTGTAGTTGTCGTGATGTGAAAGGTTGTAGGTTGTTACGTTGCCTTGCACAATTACTCGGTCAGGCTTGTGGTTTTCCATTGCTTCATACTCTTCTCTCTCTTTTACTGGCACATAGTCAGTGCGAGGCTTTAACACTCGCTTTAGATTGCTAATGTTATGGCTGACTGTTTGGTAATAGCTAACATGGCGACCTTGAATGTTTTTCTTATAGCTGCCAACACGTTCAACATTGCCATTCTCGATTAGCGCATTGATGTATCTACGCATCATCTTGTCGCTCACTTCAACTACTGGCAGGATTTCATCAATAGTGTGCTTAGTGGATAGGAAAGCTAAAATTAACTTGTAGCGCTCTTGTACTGCTTGATATGTGCATCTCATTTCATTAACCCTTTCGCTAGTAATTTAAGTTGAGTTTCAAATACGCCCTCGTAATGGGCTAGTTTTATCTGGTTAGGGTCTTGGTGACTTTTTACGCGACCATCTATCCAGTCATGGCAAGCTGAACAGGCATAAGCTCCATGAATATCTTTATTTTTAATTCCTGTGCCGTGACCTAATCTCACACTGTTTATGTGAGCAAAAACTACTGTGTCATTGTTGTGATTGCATATACCTGGCAATCTAACTGTGCAGCTTTCACCTCTTGCGCTATCTGTGATTTTGCTCATGCTGCTAACTCCATCTGGCGATTACCGCCCCATTGATTTGCCATTGCATTTGCTATGCCTTGATAGGTTTTGCTGCGCTCTTTCCATCTATCAGGCCCAGGTGGCATTTTATGAATGCGATCTGAACGACCTTCTACAATGTTAGTAGCCTGTAGAATTGGTAAGCTCTTAAGCCATAAGCATGTAGATTTAGTTTCACCATGCCCAAACTGCCAAGGCTGTATAATTTGATCAGGCTTGCGATATAAGCTAGACATAATGCAAACTGGGTTTTCTACAGCTATCATTGGAATATCTGACTTAACCAGCATCATGAAAAAACTGATTGCTGATTGTTGGCGACCATCTACACGCTTTTCTGCGAAATGTTTAGCTCCCGATACACTCAAGTGTGTACATGGTGGGTGAGCAATCATTAAATCCCAGCAGCCATCAATCACATCGCGTACATCACCTTGATAGTGATTACCTGGCGCATCTGTTGGTAATAAATCGCAACTCATAGCATCGTGTCCTAATGCTGTAAATGCATCACGAACAACACCTGAATATTCACAAGCTACTAAAACTCTCATGCCGCAATCCTCTGCTCAAATACAACGCCAGCCCCAGCCGCCTCTGCATAAATCTGCTCGATATACAATCCGAAGCCGTATTTAGTCAGGTCTGTTGTGCTGCCAACTAATGCTCTGTCTCCGTTAGGTAAGTAATCCCATTTTTTATATGTGTCAGGATTTTTCACTAACTCGAATAGATATGGCTCGTCTAGCTCTGGCAGATACTCACGCTTAAAGTGTTCATGCCATGCTTCTGCACTAAACAACTTACCTTCAACAAAGAATTGTTCAGCAATACAAGTGAGGCATCCGCTAGACCACATCAGCGAATTTTGGTCAGGCGTTCTAGCTTTCGGAACTTTCTGAAATACAACTTGTAAGCCTTGACCTAACGGCATATTTCTTGCCTTTGCAATAACTGTCTCGCGCTGTAGTTCGCCTACTAGGTTGACGGTGTATTTGGTGAAGTCCATTATTTACATATTCACTTGATCTAATGCGGCTAAATCTGAAAACACAGTGCATGTTTCAATAATTGGAAAGCCTACTAATAATCTGATTTCTTCATTCATTTTCATTTCTCCTTTGATTAAAATTTACTACCTGTTAATGCTGTATATTTGGCTTTTAGTGTTCATGCTAGCCACGTAGCGCATGAGTTGTAACGTTACCGATTACAGAGAGATTGCCTGTTGGTGTCTGGCCTACTTGTTTTGTATTGCTTGTGAAAAAGTCAGATTTACCACCACCATTAGCGCGTACAAAATCAACCTCCACCTTTGCCAGATTGATAGCCACTTGAATGGTGTCACCCATGGCTTTAGCTTTCTCTAGGCTGATGCTGTCGTCTTGAATGCCTTTTAAAGTTGCAGATAGATATTCTCTTAATTCATTGCTAGTCATGGCTGTGTCCTTTTATTAATTTGGCGGTTAAGTGCTGCTTGAAGTTGTACTAAATGCACGATCTCTTTAGGGTAGTTGTGTACTGTGTTGCGTTTCATGTTTTGCGCTTTTGTCATTAGCGCCATGTTTTTAATGTTTAGGTTTTTCGGGTTGCCATCTAAGAAAATAACAATGTGATTGGCTGGAATCTCACCGTTTAATCGTTCCCAAATAACGCGATGCAATAGCTTCCATTGGCGCATACCTTCTGCCATTTTTATTTCATAATAGCCGTCTGTTTTGTCGCGTATGAAGCGGATAGTGCCTACTGGTCTGTAATTAGGCGGCTTGCTTCCTTTGGTAAACTGTGTGGCTTTTGAGCCTTCATAACAAATACCCTTAATTCCCTTGTTAGCTGGTACATGTCCTTTAGGGAATCTAAAAGCTTTGCCAACTTCATCACCACGTCTTAGATGTTGCGCTTTAGGGCTATCTAGGTACTCTTGTGATTTGCGTACGTTCAATGATTCAGAACGGTTATAAATCGCACATTCAGACTTATTGCCAAGCATCACTTTCATTTCAGCCATAGTGCAATTAGGGTAAAACTCGCGAAACATATCATCTTGTGCTGGTGTCCAAGTTCTCATTTAGCTAACCTTTCTGTAATACGTGTTTTAAGCTGCTCTGCTGTTAGTTGGCGTCTTGACTTCACAACTCCATCCTTGCAATCACCTAAATAAACATCATTTCCATTAGTGGCTCTAAAGCTAAAATCAAAACCTGCATCTGCCATTTCTTTGATAAACTCATTGCACGATTTTTCAGTCATATCCATGCCCATTCTGTGTCTGTTGGATTTGATACGAATTGGATTGAACCTTCCCTAAACCATAGCGGAATCATTCCTTCCCACTCACCGTTGCGCTGCTTGTCACACTTCAAAATAGTGTCTGGCACAGCATGGTTTTCTGCGTCTTTGTTACTCCATACAATCATGCTGTTATGCACGTTGTCCGAGATCGCTCCTGAACCTTTAGCGTCATATCTGCTGCTAGGCTCTGATTCGTTACCTTTTTTGGTGTGGTGTACGAGGTGAATATGAATGTCTAGCTCTTTGGCAATATCGCAAAGCCTAGTAACAAAGTCTTTTTGTGCGTTCATTACATCTGCGCCCTGCTCACCACCAACAACACGCATTAAGCTATCAATCACAAAATGCTTAACTCCACGCTCTTTAGATGCGTAGTAGATAACGCCGTATAGTCTTGCTGCTGATAACGAACCCATGTGGTCATAAAGCCATAAACGCTTATCTGTCCATAGCATGAATGCTTCCATATCATCATCGCTCGGCTTAGCTTTACCACTTGCTTGCTTGAACATTCTCACAATCGTGTCGGCTGGTTTCATTTCAAAACTAGCGATACATACAGCCTCGTTTGAGCGAATAAAACCTAGTGACACATAACCAAGTACCATGGATTTTTTATGTCCGTTGTAGCCACTCCAAAGTGTTACCTCACCACTGCGAAATCTAATCTTGTCTTGTGTCTTGCCCCATGGTAAAGGTGAGCCTAATTGCTGGTGTGTACCATTCATGCGAGCGAATATTTCCTCGATGAAGTCAACGGGTCTTTTCACCTTGTCGTTATCTTCTTGGCTTTCTTCGTAATACTTTGCATAGTCAATATTTGGCATTGCTATGCCATCAATCTTGGCTAGTAGTTGGTCGTATCTGTTAGACATTTGCGCTATCCGATGCTGTGTTAATTCTTTCCATTGCTAATTTAACGCGAGCTAATTCAGCATCAGTTATCACGCGCCCCTTAGTTACATCCATGGCTGCCATGGTGATAATTCTTGATTCGTTTTTAATCACACGTAGCGCATCAGTAGCGTAGATTGTGTGTTTCATTGGTTTAACTGTTTGCACTCTTTCCAGTGCTTCTTTAGGTGGCATAACATCTTCCCAATCAAGACCAAGTGCGCTGAGTACATCTATCGTTTCGCAACCTGCAAAGCATTTCAAAATTAACTTACCATCGCCTGTGTCTTTAATAGAAAGGCTAGGTGAACGGTCTGCATGTGCTGGACAACATGCCATCCATGAGCTATTGCTTGTGCGTTTAACTTTGTCTAATCCATTAAGTAATTTATCTACGCTCATAATTAAACTTTCAGCCAGTCAGGTTTTGTTTTTTTAACCGCAGTAACTTGCGCCCAATTTTTTCTAATTGCATCCATAAATCCGCTATCCCAATTTGCATATTTGTACGAATGTTTTTCACAAGAAATAATGAAATTTTCAAGATGCTTTTCTAATTGGTCATAGCCGTTTTTATCTGCCCAAGTCTTAACTCTTTCGCTAATAGAGAAATCATTAGGAAGTGAGGTTTTATTAGTGTTTTTTTGCAATACTTGTTTTATTGTTTTATTGCTTTCTAGTGTGGGTTGTTTTAACAACGGTTTTGTGGTTGTTTTAACAACGGTTACAGTGGTTGTTTTAACAACTGTTGGTGTTTTAACAACGGTGGTTGAATTAACAACGGTTAACCAGTTTGTATAATGTTTATTAATTGATATTTCATTAACTAAAACTCCATGGCTTTCTCTTCCATTTTCATGTTTAGTAACTACATTCATTGCTATTAATTCAGCTATTGTTTTTGAAACATTTGATCTATCTAAATTTGTCATTTGAGCAATCTGCCAACCTGATAAAGCATCAGATTTACGGTTATATCCATAAGTCATTCGAGCAATAGCCATAATTACAACAAGCTGCCTTTTAGAAAAATCAAAGCTGATAATTTGTTCAAGTAATTCATTCGCAATAGGTGTGTAACCATTCTCTTTTTGAGGCGATGCAAATTCAATTACGTTATCCACAGTTAAACTTTGCACAATTTAGCTATGCGTTGCATCGCTTGTTGATATTGAATATGCGTAGCCGTTGGATGTTTAGCTATCCATTCAGCTTTCATAAACTCGTATTGGCTGTATGACATTTAAGCTGCTAACCTTGCTTTTTCTTTAGCTAACTCTTCTTCAAGCGCAATGATCTTTAATGATTGCGTATCAATCTTTTTCATTTCATAGCCATACTTTTTAGCCATGTATTGAATAAAGAATAAGTTGCCTGATTCATCAATAAGACTTTCTAAAGCCTTAGCAGAAAGCCCACCATTGCCATTTAGAAAGCGTGTAACCGTTTCTCTTGGCTTGCCGATACATTCACCTAAAGATTCATGAGTAATCCCTGATAACGTCATGCTTGTTTGTAATGCTTGCAATGCGTTATTAGTACCTTTAAGCAATACAGGGTTGATTAATTCCATAACCTGCGACTGGGCTAGATGTGGCGTTAATAGTTGCTTCTGCATGGGTTACTCACTTTCTTTGTGCTACTTGGTGAGTGTTGGTGACACTCGAAATTTGCTAAAAAAATACTGCACCGTTTAAGATGCAGCTATGAATTACTTTTTATTTAAAAATAGTTTCGGAAAATCGACCTTTACCTGTGCAGGTATGCGACCGCGTGTATTCCAATTACTAACTCTTTGTACGCCACCGTTTTCAATGTCATATTTGAGAAGCTTGGCGACTTGTGTCACACCGCCTAAATCAGCAATAATTTGTTGGTCTTTAGTTTTATTCATCATGTTTAACATTAAACACCATGTTTTAATTAAAGTCAACACCATGTTTAATATGTTACAAACATCATGTGTAACTATTTTTATTCATAGTTGTTAAAATAAAGTGATGATAGAAACTACAGAAAGACTATATAAAGAGGTCACAAGACTTGTGGGCGAAAAAACGCCTAGCGAGATGGCGGTGCTGTTTTCAGAATCGCCGCAAACAATTAAGAACTGGGAAAATAGAGGTATATCTAACGAGGGGCTTGTTAAAGCGGCTTTAGTGATTGACTTGGATATATATTACATAAAGACAGGCGAGCGACGCCCTATCAAGCATGCAGTAGGCAAGAATCACGTTAAAAATATGTCTATTGTTGAACTAATGGTTAATGACCCGTTGCAAGGGATGGCTAACAAGCTTGCAGAGGTTTTTATGTCAGTGAGTGAAAAAAATAGAGAGTTATTGCAATTGTTGGCGAATAAAATGTTAGATCAAGACCAGCCGACTGATACCAGGTCTAATGGTAAAAAAATCAAAGTTAAAGAAAAGGCTCAACAATGAAATATTTATTGATTGCATTATTTGTACTTAGTACTGGATGCACTACCATTCAGCCATCACCTGTTACTAATTATATAAATGCAAATAAAGAATTAGCTAATACTGGCAGCATGAAATGGTCTGATTACTACAAAGGTCTATATGATGCAATGAGTAAGCAGAACCTCATTGGAACTGGCGCACAGTTAGAGCAGATTAACAATATGATTGATTTATCACTAAGTTATGAAGCTGGGACTATTAATACAGAACAATATGATTCAGCTACTAGAGCAATAAAAGCGAAAGCCGCACAAGCTGACGAATCTGCACGCAGTCAATCAATAAGAGATTATCAGGCACAACATGCCAACGATAAACCACCACCAGTCTATCAATATAAGCCGCCAGTGAGAACTCAATGCACCTCATACGGAAATACTGTAAATTGTAGTACACAATAAGTTAAATATAAATCAAGCCACCTTCGGGTGGTTTTTTTTCGTCTACAAATAAACATCATGTGAAATATTTACAATTATTTTTAAACAAGGTGTTGACACTATAATAAACATAGTGTTTAATACATACATCGCAGCAAAACAACGTGTTTAAGGAGATGGAAGATGAATAACCTAGCATATGACTTACATGCAATCGAATACACCGAAGCAGACAAAGCAGAAGCGCGCGATAACGCTATTGACTACGTGCTAGGAAGCGAAAACGCAATGCTTGATGTGCTAAGTGGTGAGTTTGGCAATAACGCACGCCTATCCTTCTTAATGACAAAAATGGCTACATCAAATCGCCACACACTCCAAAAATGGGTTGATGAATATAAAGCTGAATTAGCACAGAAATTAGAAGTTTTAATTCAAAAACGCATTCCTGCTGAACTAGAAAGGTTGTACTAACCGTGACGTTCACCGAACAACTAGAAGCAAATAGAAAAGAAAACGCAGACAAGAAGCAGCTAGATCTACAGCGAATCATGGCTGAGCTATGCAGGATTGTTTATACGAATAAATATGAGGAGTTGCAAAAGTGACTGATTACAGAGATAGCAAAGTAACAGAGCCAATGACCGCAATAGATGTTTTATCGGCTGCATGTTTCATCGTAGTTTTCTTTGTGTTGCCAGCTTACTTGTTGAGTGTGTGATATGCAACTTTACCACTACGCAATACTGATTTTAATAGCGCTAATAGTTTTGATGTTTGTATTTGCATATTTCGGTGACCGAGTTGTGCCGACTATTGATGAGCATGAAAACGTAGGTGATAGCAATGGCTAATGATGCGTATTGCGATGATGGCAACGAAGAAGAGTTGGCAAGATTAAACGAGCAAGAGTATCAACTTTATTTACACGAATTACAGACTTTAGGAGTTAAAAATGAGCATAACGAGCATGGTACTAGGAACATCAGGAACAGGGAAATCAACAAGCCTACGCAATATGAATCCAGCAGACACATTGCTAATTCAAGTGGTGAAAAAGCCCCTCCCTTTTAAATCAAATTGGAAGTCAGTTAATGATGGTGGAAACATATACCACTCTGACAATTGGGAAAGCATAATTAAAGCCATGCAAAAGACTACGCGCGAGATCATTGTTATTGATGACCTGCAATATTTACTCGCCAATGAGTTTATGACTAGAGCGCATGAAACTGGATTTGCTAAATTTACTGAAATGGCTAGACATTACTTTGATGTAATTACAGCAGCAAATAACCTACCTGACTTTAAACGTGTGTATCTGTTATCTCATACTGATGTTAGTGAGCATGGACAAGTTAAAGCTAAAACAATCGGCAAGCTACTAGATGAAAAGATAACCATAGAAGGGCTTTTAACCATCGTTCTACGCACTCACGTTATCAACGGACAGTATGTTTTCAGCACCAAAAATAACGGCTCAGATACCGTTAAAACACCAATTGGACTATTCGCTGATGACCATATTGAAAACGACTTGTTAGCAGTCGATAAAGCTATCAAAGAGTATTACGACTTAAAACAAGCAGCATAATTTAACTAGAGTAAAGGACTTTAAAATGAGTTTAGATTTAAACACTAATGATGCAAGACAAGCAGACCGTATCAATTCATCAATCCGTGAATCAGGTAAATACGTGGGGATTATTACACGCGCTGAAAAATTACTTAGCGAAAAAAATACAGAGGGATTGGGAATTTCATTTAAAACAGATGATGGTTCAACAGCTAACTATCTTGATTTATACACAATTAATGCTAAAGGTGAGAAATTGCCTAGCATGGCAACTGTTCAAGCTATCTTATGTTGCACTAAGACTAAGTCAGCAAATGAAGGAAATATCACATTTAAAGCATGGGATAAAACACAAAAAAAAGAAGTTGATAAAACTACGCTTGGATACCCTGAATTAATTGGTAAGCGTATTGGATTCTTATTGCAACGTGAGCTAGCAGACAATCCAAAAGATTCAAGCAAACCAAATGATCGAGTTGTTGTTTATGGTGTATTTGAAGCCGATACAGGTTTTACAGCTAGTGAAATTTTGGATAAAGCAACTAAAGCTGAAAAACTAGAAAAGATGCTAACAGTATTAATGGCAAAACCATACAACGATAGACGCACAAATAAAACAGCAGCGACAAATTCAGCGCCTTCTACTGGTTCAGGCTTTGATGATTTTGAAGATGACATACCTTTTAGTCAGGCTGAGCGATAACAGCCTAACCAACGCAGATTAACCAACCACACGCGCAACGTCAATAAGTCGCGTAAAGGACACATGATGATAGACAACTATAACGATGACAAAGCAATGGCTAAGTATGGCAGAACTTGTGCAAAGTTTAAGGCTATCAGAGACGCACAACAATCAATTAGAGACATGGCGGTAATGATAGGTCATGCAGATGGATTTGAAGCCGTAGAAGCCTATAGAAATACGTTTAATGCAGAGGTTGATAGCTTAATTGCAGCGTTAAAACTTTAACCACCAGTGCGCCATACACTTAAAACTGGCAGGAATAACGCGCCTCTAGCTTAAATGGTAAAAGCAATCGGCTCATAACCGATAGATAGATGGGTTCAAATCCCTCGTGGCGCACCAATTGAACTGGCAGGAATATTTAACTAAAGGAAATGAGTATGAGCAGAGCATATGACGCAAAACAAGCTGCACTTGAAGCTTATCCAAATGATAAAGAAAAAGCAGTGCAATTATTTCTTGATTACATTGACATTAGTGAATCAGATTTCAAGTATGAATTTAATCAATCACCAGAAGATTATATTTTTAACTGATAACAGATGAACGGAGTAATGATGACACGCCGCCAACTAAGACTAAAGTTCGATCAATGGTTTGATGATGATTGCAAGCCAAGATTACCAAAGAATAACGGCTATTTAAAGATACTGTCATGGATAGCTTTCGAGGCTGGATGGCGTATTGCTAAGATGAAGGAGTAATGATAATGACCAATGATTTAATAAGTAAGTCAGCTTTGATTGATGCTATCAAAGAGCAGCAAGAGTATGCAGTTAAATTGATGCGTGATAATGGACATTCAAGCGCTGCTGAATTTACTGAATCTCACCAAAAAGACATATTGCGCCTAATCAACTCTGCACCTGTGGTGAATGGTGAGGCTACAGGTAATATTAGGATTATTGGCTATGTTTCTGAATCAGATTTGACTTTTCCTTTTGCATACCCAAGCCTAAGTTATCAGTCAGAAACTAGAAATATTCCTGTATACGTTGACGCCCTAATCGAGCATGACGAAAGTGAGGGTTAGGGGATGAATGGAATAAGTTATTTTTGTGGACACTGTAAGCGCCCTATTGGTGGAATGCCAACGCACATTAATGGTGTTGCTTATCACTACGAATGCACTCAAAGCCCCTACAAACAAAACACATGGTATCCTGAACCTACCTTTGGCCCATTACCAAAACAACCCGAAAATACAGAATGGCTAAAAGCGGCATTAGAACCATTTATAAAAAGTTTAACTCCGCCTACCACACCAAACAAAGGGGAATGAGATGGATGTTACAAAGATAATAATAGAACTTAATTTAGCTAAAGAAGAAATCACCACCCTACGCCAACAGCTTGCAGAAACACTTAAAGATAAAGAGTCAATAGCAGCAATGGCAGTGAAGCTAAGTGAAGCTAACTTAGAACTCACTCTAAATAATAAGCAGCTTGCAGAGCAGCCAAAGGTTGATTTGTTGGTGGAGGCTTTGAAAAGACTTATTGACACTTCTAATGATGCTGATGGATTTGGCTACGGTACTTTATCAACAACTTTTGTTAGAGATATTGCAACACAATCCCTAGCCACCTACCAATCTAAAAATGAGAAGGAGTGAATTAAATGACTGAATTTGAATGGGTACAAAGAGCAACAATGCGATACGCAAATAGACTTGGATGGCATGACCAATCATGTGAAGAATTTGCTAAAACATCATACGATGATGGGCGCGAGTATTATGAAAACGACCCTGAAGGTTGTGTCGATGAAGATTTAACTAATTGGGATTAATCAACCATGAACTTATCACAAGATGAAATATTAAAGCTGGCTACTGAAAAGTGCAGCGATTTTACAATTTTAATAAATGGAAAAAAAGAATTTACTTTTACAGAGCAAGATATACAACTATTCGCCAACGCAATCCAAGCCCTTACGAAAGCTGGTGAGTGATATGGATATTAAAGAAACATCGGTTAATTTAGCGATTCTCTATAGTTAAATTATTCTCAGTTCGTAACGGTGGCGCGAATCCGATAAAAAGCCACCAACTAATTTAAGGAAAATATATGAATATTGGAAGTGTAAAAGGCTTAACTGAAACAGAGCAATTGCAAGCCGAAATCACCCGATTAACCGCATTAGTTGATAGCTATAAGGGGGATGCTGAAAAATGGCGCAATCTTATAAAATGGCAAGAAGAAAAAGAAAAGATGGCATTTGAAGCATTCCAAGCCATGAAAGGTAAAGGTTAATTATGAGTGATGAAAAGTATTGGTTATGCTGTGGCAGTAAAGAATTTCCACACAATAATAAATATTGCATAGAAGCTCAGACAGGTCATCCTGAAAGAGTTGTATTTGGAACTGCTGATGAACATGCAAAACGTACAAAAGGAAAATACAACCAATGCCCATGCGGTAAAACACCAACAAAATTATGCATCAACGATTCTGGTCAAGGTGGAAAATGGGCGCATGTATGTGGAAATTGTTGCAATGATTGGGAGCTTGAATTTAGAACTGAATACTTTGCTACGACTAGCGAAGAATGTATGAAGCTCGCTATTGAAAGATGGAATGATGCAACAGCACATTTTAAAGCCTAACCAATGCTAACTAAATAGATAAAGGATATTAGATGAAAACATTAGATTTAGAAGAAGCATCTAAAATGCTGTATGCCAGCGAAAGCACAGTTCTTGAACTTGTAGCAAGTGATGAATTGCCAGCGACTAAGATTGGGCGTAAGTGGGTATTTATAGACATTGACTTAATAGAGTATGTTCGTTCAAAATATGCCTCTAATCAAAAGGCTAAAAAATGTCACTCTATAAACGAGGTGAAATCTGGTACTACTATCTCACGGTCAATGGACAAAGAGTTAGAGAATCTACTCACACCAGTGACAAAAAGAAAGCAGAAGCCATCCATGACGATCGTAAGATAGAGCTACGGAAGAAGAAAGAATCGGGTAAGACGTTATCAGATGCTTTTAAACTATGGCTTAAAGAATCGCCACGCACAGCAAGTGAACAATCAGCACTAAGAACATTATTACAAGTTTACCCATCAAGACCGCTATCACAGGTAAATGGGCATGATATACAAGATGCCCTATCAAGCAAGTCTGCATCAACCTACAATAGAACAGCCAATAATGTGCGCTCTGCTATTAATATGGCACATAGTCGAAAATGGTGCGATGCTATTGAAATCCCACGTAAGAAAGTAAAAAGCTCAAAGACTAGATTTTTATCTAAGGCAGAGTGGGCAAGACTAGAACCTCTACTAGCACCACATATCAAACCAATGGCACAGTTCGCCATTTCTACAGGTCTAAGACAATCCAACGTATTTAATCTTAAATGGGCTGAGGTAGATTTAGATCGTGCCGTTGCATGGGTCGACTCGCCAGAAACAAAAGGCGATAAATCTATTCCTGTACCACTCTCACAATACGCGGTAGACGTGCTAAAGGCTCAAGAAGGTAAGCATGATGTATTTGTATTCACCTATAAGAAAAACCCCGTAGGCAGCGTTAAAACATCATGGAATAAGTCATTAATACGCGCTAAGATTGATTTAGTTGATACTGATGAAAAAGATAAAAAGAATCAGCCTATTTATAAGTCTACTTTTCGCTGGCATGACTTACGCCACACTTGGGCGAGTTGGCATGTTATGAATGGAACGCCACTTCCAGTATTGAAAGAACTAGGCGCATGGCATGATATTTCTATGGTTATGAGATATGCTCATTTATCACCAGACCACCTAACAAAATATGCCTCAAATAGTGTGGCGCATTTTGTGGCATAGTGTAGCTATATTGTGGCGTGTTGTGGCGTGATGTTAGCGAAATTAGCTTCGTGAACATATTAAGAAATGGCGTTAAATAAGGCTTTAACCGTAAATTAAAATTAAAGCATAACCTTAGGAGGGGGATGCTCTATCCACTGAGCTACGGGGGCTGTAAGGCTTTTAGTTTTTGTGTGGCGTAATTTGTGGCTTACTTAACATTATCCTGCTTTAATTCAAACTCTCGCAACTCTAGCAATTGTACTATCTCTTTGGAAAGTTTATCCATGTCTATTTGTACTTCTCTTGCAGGCTCGGCGGCAGTAGTTTGATTAGCTCCGCTGGTTTCTGTGTCAGTTCCTTCGGTGCTGTCTGTCTCGGTACGCACTCCACCGCTACTGGCTGTACTGAGGCACACGCCGAAAGGCTTAAACTTAGTAGTAGGATTTTTAGCATAATATTCATTTACCTTGTTGATTGAATCTGCGTATGAGTTGACCACATCTTTGGTGATTGCCTCCCGTTTGATGATTTCTTTCTTGTTGGCTTCAATTTGGATTTGTGCAACTACTTTGGATTGTTCAATAATGCCGTTTAAACGTGCAATATCGCTATACAGCGAATGTTCATGCCAATAGATAGATATCACTACCAAAACAGCACAAAGAGGCTTCCAATAGGCTTTAAATAACTCACTCAGTATCATCATTTTTTTTGCCCTCATGCGCTATAAGTAAATCAATCGTATGCCGAGCAGCTAGCAAGTCACGCATTCCATTTTTATCTCGGAATCTAACCACATACTTGATGATTGTGTGTTGCATAGCATCTAGGTTATTAGCCATTGAGAAGTCGATAGGCTGTATCTTTAGCTTGGTATAATGCGCGTCTATCTCACTCATAGATTAGCCTTTACTGCGAATTGTTCAGCAGGATAGCGATAAGAGAAAAAGCTCTTTTCACTTGGTAGCACAATATCAATATGCACCATTGCGCCTAGTGGACTGTCTTCTAGTTCCCAGCAGCCTAAAGCTGTCTTATTCTCGACTGAGTTAGTGACACTGGCTTTCATTACCTTGTGACCTGCTGGCACTGCAAACTTTGTGCAAGGCTCGTCTAGGCTGATTGTTATCATGTTGTCTTTATCAACCATAATAAACATTTCATTAGGCTGGGCTGCATTCGCTATTCTAGAATAGGGAATTAGCGATAAAACAATCATTAAGATGGTTAATACAGGTTTAATAAGTTTCATTAGCAATGCTCCTTAAATAACAACGCTGAATATTGTTTGAGAGTTATGGCATTTTTTAGCCGACTTGGTGTTATAGGTGACTAGATGCTCTTGAATGTCATAGCCTTCAACATCGTCTGTATGCTGTAGGTCTACCTTTAATCCATCGAAGCCACCACCTTCATGCACGATGTATAAGTTCTGACTAGCTCGACCAGACATATTGAGAGCATCTTCTGAATAGGCATTAGAGCCAACCAATGAAGCAGAACGAGCATAGAAGTCTGCAATGTGTGTTTCGTGGTAATGTCCACTGATAACAAAATCAATCACGATGCCACGCGCCAGGTACTTGCCTTTAACCGCTTGAATGTTTATCTGTCCAGTGCCTTTAGCGCCATGACCGTGAATGAGTAGCACGTTCTGCCCTGCTACCATCACCACTTGTTCGCTTGGCTCTGTAGAATGTGAAAAGTCAATGTAATGGCTATGCTGCATTCTTAATATGTTGAATATCAGCGCGTCATAGTTATCGCTTGCCACTTCTTTAGCCCAGCCTACATCCTTCTGAATACGTGATTCATTACCGCTAATTGATGCCACGCTGACCTTAAAGTGACTTGCTAAATGTTGCAGCATCTGACCGTACATATACACTGCCAAAATACAGGCTGATGCACGATTGGTGGCGTTAGAGAGCATTTCATCTAGGCGTCTATCAGAGTTAAGCAAGTCACCAGTGAAAGCGATAAATAGGTTCTTTATGCCGTAAGCGTTACCAATCTGAATAGCTCTATCTGCCAGCTTCTTTAATCTCTGCCCTGCTATATTCCAGTTGAATTGGTTGTGCGGTAAATCTACCTGCTCATTCAAGTGGTTGTCTGATATGTGTAATATTAGGCAAGCCTTGCCGTTAAAGTGGCTATATGAGGCTTTAGGCGCGTTAAACTTAGTTGAGCCTAAGATATTGACTATCTCAACATTCAACGCTTCTACAGCGTTTTCTATACGTGCTGATTCACGAAATGACTTGCGCTCGATGCGCTGAACATCTTGCAAGCCTTGTTTCTGTTTTGCCAGCTTGACTGTTTCAACGACTATTTCTCGGTCAGTTTCGACATTAATTCCATACTTATGCGCCATGTCTAAGCGCCTTGATATAGTTGATGCATTTACATTGAGTAACTTGGCTACTTTTGCACAATTATGTAGTCGTTTATAAGCTTCTACAGTGAGTTGGATTTCTGCGATAAATGCTTCATCTATTTTTCGGCTCATTAAACAATCTCGATAGTGATAGGGTCTTGTTTAGCTACAGCCTCGTTTAATACTTCCATTAATGCTGCGAAGGTATCGCGCGACTTAGTGATGAAGCCGTATTTAAACTTCATGCCGACTAGAATGCAGCCTTCTGTATCTTCTGCTGTGTTACCTGAATGAATCCGCACACCTTCGTAATTAGGTACGTTCAATAGCAATGGCATCATCTTTCTAAAGCGTACAGATTGATTTATGATGACTTTATACGTGCCTAGTGGAATAGCTGTCTTACCTGCTATCTTTGAATCGCGCTCTTGATCTTCACAGGTGTCGCAAAAAAAAATGCCATCAATCGATAGCGTTCCGTCAGTAAAGTTTTTTGTGCCATGTACTCGGCTGAGTTTTAGCTTCATTTCAACTCCTGCTTAATCATGATGCCTATGAAAGTTAATCCAAGTAACACGTAAGTAAGTACCTTCAATGTGCCATCAGGAATGGTTGCCTGCCATGAAGGTGGAATTAATACCCATGCAGAATTAAGTGCTGTATTGGCTGCAATAGACCACACGCTGATAAACTTTAGGCACTTGCGCCAATCTTCACGGAGTTTCATTCTTCATCACCCCATTTAAATTCGGGCAACTCGATAGTTTGTCCAGCAAGTTCGTGCGTGCAGTCTCCTAAATATTGAATGTTTCCATCAGTGACAAATGAGTGGCAAACTTCTGTCACATATTCACCATCATATCCATGAGGTGCTGGATTATCATTTGAATAGCCTTTAGGATGCCTATACTTAGTAAGAACAGATGGCGTTAACGTTGGCTTATCAAAATCACCATTAAACCCCCATTGATTGCTAGGGTGAAAGTTGACTGTATGAGTGCGCTTACAGCCATTACAGTAAAAAGATAACCCTTGATAGCCAATTGGCTTGTCTAAGTCTTGATGTAGTTTCATTCTTCATCCTTCTTTATTTTTAATGCTTGATGTTTGTAATACCAATTTAGAAAGAATGTCGCTACACCAAGTACCATACCTAGAATGAGGGCTAAATCATTCAAGGTGAAACCGAATAACATAAGTACCCCCGATAATGTGTATGTTGCTTTGCTTGCGACTGTAGCTGCGAGTTCGTGCTGTTCCATTATTTGCTCACATTCTCTAGTTCGTCATAAGCAAGCCATGGATATAGCTCGATAAACTTCTCAGGGTGCTGTATGGCAAAGAACACCACGCGAATGTGATTAATACGGTTTGTACGGTCAGCAGGAGCTGCGTTAGGCATGATTAATACCTTGATGAATAGATATGCACCAAGTAACGTAATTAACGCGCCAGAAGCGCATAAAATTGATAAGAGAAAGTTAAGCACAGTGCGATTCCTGAAAGTAGTTAAGAAGTTTGCAAAGTAGATTAGCCAGCCATCCGCGATAGCCAGTAGATGACTTGAGACGTTCAATGCGTTTAGTAAGTAATAGTTCTTGCGGAATGTCTGCGAATATCAAAGTGAACCAAGTCAGATTCACTGCTACATCAAGCAAGCCACCTATCACAGTGACCAGCTTTAGAAATAGTCCACTTGAGCGCGTGTAGATGATGTAAACAAGTAGCAAAGTGACAGGGTTAATTATCCAAATCATACGATGGCTTTCAACTCGGCACGGTACTGTGTAGCTAGTACGTTTTCGTCATATACGCGCTTATATTCAGGATTAGTAGAATAGACTTGAGCATGTGTATAACCTGCCAATGTGAACTTGTCAGTTACGTTCAATAGCCATGTCTCGCGCTGACCTCTACGCATATAAGCTTTAGATTCAATAGCGTCAATTTCAGCTTGCTTGGATGCTTTAGCCTTAGATAGTTGCAAAGATGCTATCTCTGGCTGAGTAGCCTCTCTATCATCAGGTGAAATCCTATCGCCAACGTAATAACCTATTACATTATTTACGTACATTAGAATTTCCTTTTCGCAGTGATTTTGTATGACCAAGAGGCAATGGTAAGCGCTGTTTGTACTCCTGTAGTTGCATTCGCTACGAAGTACGAGTTGTTTGCACCTCTACGCATGACTACGGTATTTTTTAGCTTATTAGCGGCTGGCATAAAGCAATAGTTCGCAGTATTACCACTTTGTTGATTATCTAGCGTGTCACCTACTACATAGCCATTGTCATTCGTTGTGCAAATAATAGTTTCAGTTACGTCTATTTCTTTTGTGCCTATATTGTGATTCTTTGTGTAAGCTGCATTAGCTGCTACAAGTGTGGCTGTATAGCCTGAATCATATTGCCCAGCATAGGCGCGTACTCGAATAGCTGTCACAAGCGTTCCGCTAGTATCAACCTCTGCAACAATTATTCTGTTTGACTGTGCTGCTACTGCTCCACTGCCTAGATACATAATGTGATTTAGATAATCATAGGTATATTGGTTATTTGTGACTGGAATTGAGCCGCCATATTGGAATACATCGGCTACTGTCACAAATCCTGCTGTGTCGGCAAGCGTGTCATACCAGATGTAATTGGTAGTAGATGCGGTTAAATTTGGAATGTTTAAATCAGTTGAGCGAATCTTATTGACATTACGCTGTGAGCCATCAGTATTAAAGCCATTGCCAACACTTGCCAAGAATGCAGCAGTGCTACCTTTAAGCGTCACGCCAGCAGCTAAAGTATTGCCAATTTGTGATTGTGGTATTAGGTCTGCTATACCTGATGCAATTGGACCATATAGGATAGATTGACGTGTAGCTACTACAGAGTTCGTAATATTAGATGGCAATATGTTTAGAACTAGCCAATCAGTGCCATCATATAAAATGTCTGAAATCCAGCCAGCAGGAGCTACCGCAGCCGTAATAAATTGCTTAACACCTGTGGCATCATAATATTTAAGATTCTTAGCTGTCTGTCCTGAAACTGATAATGTAGGCGATGTGCCAGGGGCAACGTGTAAAGCTATATTAAATCTTGCATTTAATACATTGCTTGTGATTTCTGGCAATGGAGCAAGAGTATAAGCAGTCAAAATACCTGCTGTAGTAAATGCTGTATATTTCTGCGCTTGAATATTCTGTGCTGATATGTCGTAAGGCAGTGAGCCGCTAGTCGGATTAATAAGACCGTAGCTAACACTAGATAATCCGCTATCAAGTACGCCGCTATCAAGTAAAACTGTGACTGTAGTGACAGCACCAAATACACTGTTAGTAATCGTTCCGTAAACAGTGCCAGCAGTAATTGTGAGCTTTAATCTACGACCAACTTGAAAAGCAGATGTTTGGTCACCAGGCAATGTAAATGATGTAGGCGAAACATAAGTAGGAACAACGCCAGATGAAACCCATTGATCAATGGTAATAGAGGCATCATTCACACCTGTAATATTGTCAATAGTGCGTATAGGGCTAGATGGAGGGTCGGTATCAGTTGATGGCGCAAATACGAATTTATAGACCAATCCCTCTGTTAACCAAATAGGATTTGCTGGCTCACCTCTTGAGTTTAGAATGATAGGGTTTGCTTGTGGCGTTAACCCATCAATGCCAGTATAAGTTGCCTGTTTAGTTGTAGATCCAGCAGCATACGTGAATAGTTTTGCGCCTGTGGCTGGTATTGCATTAATAAATTGTGCATCGTTGAAGATAGGTGCCAGCTTTGCCATCTTGATTCCTTTAGGCGAAAAAATACCCACATAAGTGGGTTATTGTGTTAAATTTATAAATATGAATGTGAACCCAATATTTCTAGGCGCTGTTATTGCTATCGTGTTAGTTCGTATTATTTTCCGTAGCCGCCCCTAATCCCAATAGTGCAGATATAGGCAAGTTAGCTGGCTTCTTAGCTGATTTAACAGTCAAGCCTTTAGCAGTATCAAGCGCTTTCCTTGCACCTATCGCATTGGATACATCTTTTGCAGGATTAGCGACCAGCGCGCCGCCTAATGGTATCTTCCTCACCAATGGGCTATTTGCGACCTTATCTAATACAGCAGTCAATAAGGCTGATGATGTATTAGAGTTATTGATGGCTGAACCAGTCGGCTGGAATTTCTCATAACTTGAAACTCTGCCAATCGCTTTCAGCATCTTTACATCTTCTGAACTAAAGAACATTCCAAGTTTCTCATCGCCAATATTTTTTAATGCATCGTTATATGATTTAGGTGAAAAGTTAGCTACTTCGTCAGCGTTGCCGCTTGTGGCTTTGTTTTTAAGAAATGCAGCAATCTGTCCACGAATAGTTCCGACTGCCTCGTTATTATCTTTTAACGCCTCTTTCAGAGACTGAACGTCAGCAATATTTGATTTAGAACCATTTCCGACAATGTAATCACGCACAAATTTATCAGGTTCTACACCATCTCGAACGGCTTTTAATGCTGGAGTTTTCTCTACAATCTGCATATAGGCTCTGTGTGCGCTACGTGCCTTATTAAAGGCATTGATAGCTTCTTGCCCCTGTCCTTCTAGCAAATTTGTATTGTCTAAAGCCTCTCTTACCTTGCCAAGTGCCAGTCTAACATTTGGCTCATTAGAGTTTCTTTGTAAGGTTGCAATATTGGTCTTGAGTTGTTCAGCCACATCAACAGTCAATGGCGTTTTACCTTGTGCGATAGAGTTTAATTTATTGCGGACATCAGAGGGCAATACACCACCAAGCAAGGCTTCATCTAAAGCGTTATTTGCTTGATTAGTAAAGTCATGAGGGTCTAGCGCTGCACTTCTGCCATTAGTAGCTCTAGCTTGTGAGTAAAAGTTATTGATTACTTTCTTGGTAGCTTCATCTTTAACGTTTAATGCCCCGATAAGCTTATTCCCAGCGCTTACAGCATCATCTGTCTGTGCGCCTATAGTATTTAGTCCACCAATTAATTTAATGTCGTTATCGCGCTGTAAATTAGCAAGCTTCTGTGCAGCAGGGTCGCTACTGTTAGCACTCATTTTTGCTAAGTTTCGCTCTTGTGTTACTTGAGCAGGATTAAGATTTAAACTTGATGCCATTGGTGTTAAACCAGTAGTGTGATAATCGGCTAAACGTCTAACCGCATCAGGTGATAATTGATTACCTGTTTGCAGAGCTTTTTCTACATCATCAGTAATGGCTTTTTGCACTTGTGGTGATAGTTGGCCAATCTCTACTTTGGCATTAGATAATGCATCAAGAGCATCATTGCGTAGATTATTTGGCGATACGATAGATTTTATGCCATTGCCAACGGTACTAGCTAATGAAGCTAAACCACCGGCAGTTAAACCGCCAGCCACAGAAGCCGCTAATTGACCACCAAATCCAGCACCTTCTTCTTTAGCATACTGTCCAGCAGCGCCAGCACCAGCCGCACTTGTCACTTGTTGTGTTGGTGAGCTTGATAGAAAGTTTAATATCTTAATAGCTGACGGACTAGACGCCATCTTTTGAACAGCGCCAGCAGCACCAGCCATCGCCGCAGTGCCAGCAGCTAACTTACCACCACTAGAGATGATTCGCTCTGCTTTAGTTTCAGGTGTAGGCAATCCTATGGCATTAGATGCCATATTCCCACTATTGCTTACTGCATTGATAGCCGCCTGTTTATTCTGATCATAATTAGGATTGATATAGTTCATGCCAGCATTGATTACTTTGCCAACTGGTGAAAATTTCATCACAGTGTCAGCCAATCCAGCTAAGCCACCTACAGTTTCAGGAATAGCTTCCAATCCTACGCGAGCCGTTAAACCTGTGGCACGTTCCAATCGTTCAGGCATAGTTCTATCGGCTTGCTCAATAGGCGCAGATTGCCATGCAGGAGTGTCGTCTGCCAGTGGTGCATCTTTCCATCCCATTATTGTTTAATCCTTATTGTGCCATCAGGAGCCTTAAAGCGAGTGCCTTTAGGTAATTTGTTAAAATCTGCATCAGACTTGATAGGTACTATTGCTGTATTTGCTTTTGGTGTTTCTTTATCTTTTATTGGCGCAGTGATTGCAGATTTAAATTCACCTGGCAACACTAGAGTAGGGTCTGCATTAGACCTTTTTGCTATGTCTGAATAGTTAGTTCTGGCTGTGCTGTACTGGTCTTCAAAACCTTTCATACGACCTTGAGCTTCGCGCAATATTTGCTGTTTAACGTCTGGCGTTAATTTAGATCCACCAGCAATATATTGAGCATAACCTTTAATTTTATCTGGGATATTTGGGCTATTAGCTACCGTTGCATATTCGCCCTCACGCACCACAGAATTAGGGTCATATAATTTAGCAATGCCATAAACCAAGTTAATGTCGGATTGTGGAGTATTGCGATTAACAGCCTCCTCAATTCCTTTATATGCTGGCAATGCTTGTTTATAGTTTTTTACCTCAGGTAATTGATCAAACTCTTTACGAATACCTGTAGAGTTTTCTGGTACTTTCTCTCCACGTTTAATTTCGTTTTCTTGGCTTTTTAAATAGTTGGCTTCTGAAGCTCTTTGATTAGCCATATTTTGGCCGCGCATCTGTATTTGTCCTGAAGCTATAGAATCAGGAGTTTGCGTCTTATTCAAATTCATCTTAGCAACCGCAGGATTAGTCACTGGATTCATATCGACAATCTGAATCTTTCCACCTAAATCAACTTTTTCATATTTAGGCGTTGTCTGTGTGAGGAATTTGTCAGCATCCATCACATGAGAGCGAACCCAATCAGGATTAAAAGTCGGCGGTGCACTGTTAGCAAATTGACCGCCTAATGACTTAGCCTCGGCAATCGCAGCTTGATAACTTGGCTCGTCTGTAACATTGGCTAGCTGGTCACGTAAGTATTTAGCTGTTGCAGTCTTCTGCGTTAAATCAGCCGCAGAGTTCTCACGCTTTAACTTGTCAGCTTCCATGCGTTGTTTCTGTTGGCTTTGCTTAAACTGTAATGCCGATGCAGGGTCAACCGCTAATGACTTTTTAAATACATCATCTTCATCAAGCGTACCATCAGGTTTAATCGCACCAGCGTAAATATCTCTTAACTGTTGCTGTCTGCCATACTCTTGGTCTGCGCGTTGGTCTTGTATGCCTTGGCGTTGCAATTGTTGCTGTTGTATAGCAATCTGTTGCTTGCGTGCATTAGCATCATCTACAGCACCATAGATTTGAGCTAAGTTAATATTATTCAATTCAGCCATAATTTATCCTATGCGTACCATGATGTTTGACCAGTGGCTTGTGAAGTGCCATACAATGGCGTACCAGTTGTACCTTGATTTTGATTTTTAAGATAGGCATACAAAGAGTTGCTAATGCCAGATTGCAAAGAGTTGTTTAAATTTGCATTAGCATAGTTCTGTTGGTTCTGAATATTATTTGCAGTATTAGCAATAGTATTGGCGTTATTTGTTGCAGCTTGAGCGCCACCAGTTGCTAAAGATGTGGCTGCATTCTGCCCTTGTCCAGATGTGCCAGATAAGAAGTTATACAATTGATTTTTATTGCTTGAATCGCGCGTAAATGCGTTGTTAAATTCATTGCTTGCATAATCTTGGCTGTACTTAGCTAAAGCTTTTAAAGTAGAGCCTGAATCATATCCACCACGAGCAGAAGCCGCTCTGTCAATTCCTTTGCTACCTTCATCAAGCCTAAATTGGTAGCCAGGGTCTTTGACAAAATCCTCATTAGTGAATTGATGTGTGAGTGAACCAT